GCCAGATCGACCCGCGAGCGCAGGTCGGTCCAGGTGTCGGCATAGTCCACGACCTGCCGGACGCTGAAGGCGCCGGCGGCGATGCCGGCGAGCCGGCGCAGCACGACGCCGGCGACATCTACCTCGCGGCTGAGCGTCCGGAAGCTGGCGGCGCCGGCATTGCCGACGCCTTCGAGCTCGGCACGGACCTGCCGGCCGCCCTCGGCCACCAGCCGGACGGAGACGCGTCGCTCAGCCATCGGCTCCGTCCTCGATCTGTGCGTTGAGCCTGCGCACCATCACCGCCTCGATGCCCGGCAGCAGCTCGGCCGCAACGATGGGTTCGATCCCGAGCGCCCGCGCCATGGCGAGCGCCGCCCCCATGTCCCAGCCGAGCACGGCGGTGCGATCGGCAGTTCGGATGGCGCGCAGCTGGCCGCCGAGGCGTCCGACCAGGTCCCAGACCTGCCAGCCCTCGTGCGTCAGGGGTCGGTTCAGGCGCGCCGGGCAGTCCGGGCACGGGCGCGCGCAGGCCTCGCAGTAGCGCTCGCCCCCGCCGAAGTGCCATTCGGCGAGGGCGCGGAGACGTTTTTTTCCTGCTCCAGCATCAGGTGCTTCGCGAGGTACCGGGCCTGGAACGCCTCGAAGACCGGCCAGAGGTCGAGCAGCGCGTCGACGCCCTCGGGGGTGACGGGCACCGGCCTGCCCTCGGCATCGCCCACGCCCTCCCAGTCGGTCACCACCAGCCGAGCCACTGCCTTCGCCAGGGCGATCGCCATCTGCTCCCTGCCGGCATCCTCGGGCAGGGCAGCGACCGCAGCGTCGCCGCGCGCGGCCGCCATCACCGAGGTGGTCGTCGGCAGCACATGCAGACGGACCCCGGGACGCAAGTCGAGCCAGCGCGGCCCGGCGGAAAGGTCGAGACGGATCATCAGTAGGTCTCCACGTCGTTGATCAGGACGGCGGTGCACATGCGGGCGGGGTCGCTGGACCGCGCCGCCTGCCAGTCGAAGGTCGCCTGGATGCCCTGCGGCCCGCTGATCTCGATCCGGGGCCGCGGCAGGTAGACCGCGTGCGCGGTGAAGGTCAGCGACGGGCCATCGGCGATCGCATAGGCGAACTCCAGCTCGCAGGGCGTGCCGTTGATCGCCTGCTGCACCAGCGTGGAGTCGGCGAAGCGGACCTCGATCCGGCCGGTGAGCGCGGCGATGGAGGGGTCCGCCCCGTCGATCATCCCATCGGCGCGGATGGTCTCGATCCGGTCGAGGTTGTTGGCATAGGCGATCTCGGCGGAGATCACGTTGCCAAGCGCCACGCCGTCGCGCTTGATGGCGCCGTTGAAGTGTCCGAAGCGGATGAGGTCGAGCTCGGCCGGCGTCCCCGCGCCGCTGCTGGCGGCGACCGTCTCGCCCTGCGCCACCAGCCGGGCGGTGGCGGTGAGCAGCCCAGAGCGCTGCATCTGCCAGCTCAGCTGGTCGAGCACGACGCCGGAGTACATGGCGTAGCGCGGCACCTCGGGCATGGCGGTCTCGATCGCCATGCTCGGCAGCGTCCAGCTGCCGGAGCGGAACTCGTGGGTCCGGGGGCCGGCGCCGGTGGTGGTGGGCGCGCCGAAGGCGGCCTTCAGCCAGAAGCCGAAGGCCTCCGCGTCGATCGGCACCACCACGTCGCCGTCCGCGGTCACCGCGTCCTTGACCGGCGCCAGCGGGTCGCGGCCGTAGCCGAGCAGCTCCGATCCGAGCAGCGGTTGCTCGGCGCCGAGTGTGGTGCTCGCGAAGGGCATCCGCGTGTAGCCGCTGCCGGGCGGCGTGCCGTAGACGGTCTCGAACGCAAGCGCCATCCGCGCCCGCGCGCCCTGGGCGCGTGCCATGTCTCTCTCCTCGATGTGTCGGGATCAGGCCAGCGGGTCGCTGGTCGAGTAGTGCAGCACCACCGGGATCACTGCCGCCTTCAGCGTGGCGGCACCCTCGATCGGCAGATCGACCGGCTGCGGCGCCTCGGCCTCGACCCAGTCGCAAAGGCCCCCGAGCGTGCGATCGGAAGCGAGTGCTGTACCGACGCCGGCCACCAGCATGTCGAACACTGCATCCCGGCCGTTACCCGATTGGACGACCGCCTCGATTTCGGCGCGGTGCTGGTAGTGGTAGGTCAGCGGCGACAGCGTCACCGCGGGCTCGCCCGGATCGCCGTCGCGCAGGATCAGCAGGCCGGCTGCCGGCACGCGCTCGGGCAGGACCTCGCCGCGCAGGATCGGCGCGGGCTGGGACTGCAGGAGGGCGTGCAGCGCCGAGAGGATGGTCTCGCGAAGCGTGGTCATGTTGCGCTTGCTCCTGGAATCCGGTTGAACGGATCGACTGCCGTGCTAGGGTATTACCGACTGATACCCGCGGGAGAGGCACCCATGAGCGAGACCCGGTCCATGGCGGTCAAGCTGGACGAGAGCACGCGCGAGCGCCTGCGGCACCTCGCCAGGGCGCGCGACCGCTCGGCACACTGGATGATGCGCGAGGCGATCGCGCAGTATCTCGAACGCGAGGAACGGCGGGAGGCATACCGTCAGGACGGCATCCGGGCCTGGGAGGAGTATCAGGCCACCGGCCTCCATCTCACCGAGGCCGAGGCGGATGCATGGCTGGCCGAGCTCGAGGCCGGCGGCAACGGCGAACCGCCTGAATGCCACGTCTGATCTGGTCGCCCGCCGCCCTGCGGGACGTCCAGCGGCTCCACCGCTTCCTCGCCGAGAAGAATACCCACGCCGCGCGGCGTGCGGTGAGGCGTATCCGCGAGGGCATGGAGATCATCGCGGCGCAACCGGGCGTCGGCCGCCCGGTTCCGGACATGGACCCGGAATACCGCGAACGGATCATTCCCTTTGGCGAGAGCGGTTACGTTGTTCTCTATCGCGTGGAAGGCGAGACGGCACTGATCCTCGCCGTCCGGCATCAGCGCGAGGCGGGGTACTGATGCAGCCGATGAGCCGGTGGGCTCGCATTCCCGCCTTTGCGTCATGGTCCAGCCTCCACCCAGTTCGCCGCGATCGAGGCCGGCAGCCTGTTCAGCGCCGCCCGCGCATCCCGTTCGAGGTCGAGCCGCTTCCGCAGCCTGACCTGGGGCACCAGCAGGAAGATCGGCACCGAGGCCAGCCCGCGGCCGGTCTTCGAGCGTGACGCCACCGCGCGGCCTCTGGTACTCAACCGCCCCTTGGCGATCAGCAGGCTCGGCCCCGTCCGCCGGTAGACGAACCGCAACCGCAGGCCGGTGCGGCGCTCCCATTCCCCTGGCGTCAAGCGGCCGCCGCGGCGAGACTTGCCTGCCGCGGGCGTCGGGATCGCCAGCCACAAGCCGGTCTTCGAGCGGATCAGCGGACCTGTATCGTGGGCGCCGACGATCACCGGCACCTTCGACCACACCAGCGCGGCGGCGTTCAGGCTGTTGCGGCCCTTCGGGTAGCCGGCCGAGCGGATGGTGTTCGCCAGCCGCTGGCCAAGCCCTCCGCCGGTGATCTGGCGCCGCCAGGCGGTCTTCAGCCCATCGCCCGCGTGTCTGATCGAGGTGGTGACCGCGCGTTCGCCCGCCTTCACCTCCGCCTCGACCAGCTTCACGAGATCGGGGGTGATGCTGACGCCGAGCTTCATTGCGGCCTCAGGTCCAGCGTCCAGACCAGCCGCTCGCGGTCCCGCACCGGCTCGCCCTGCACTATATAAGTGGTGCCCTCGATCATGACGTGATCGCCTGCGGCAGGAGACGCGACCTCGGCGACCCGGACGTCCACCCGCATGGTCTCCGACCAGACGCGCGCTGCCCCGAACGCAGTCACCTCGTCCGGGGCCTTGCGGATCGCCCGGACCGGCACGTCGGGGCCGACGCCGCCGGCACGATACACCGCATCCACCGCCATGTTCGGGTCCGCAAAGATCACGGACATGGCAATGGCGAAGGCGCCCGTCACGTCCGCCGGGCCGAGCGCAGCACCTGCGGGCGGGTGCAGATCGGCAGCGGGTTGCTCTCGATCTCCAGCCGCACCCACTCGTCGCGCTCGCGGTCAGGGATGGCGCGGGCGTAGAGCGGCAGGCCGAGGGTGTTGACCGTCTCGAAGGTGTCGGCCGGGGCGTAGTAGATCTCGAAGAGCCCCTCGACGCCCTCCGGGTAGAAGAACGCCTTGTCGGCCGGCACGCCGAAGGCGGCGTTGCCGCGGTAGCGCCGGAAGCTGATGCCGCCGAAGCTGATCTCGTCGGCGATGCGCGAGCGCAGGTCGGCTGCGGCCGCGGTGTTGAGATAGGTCTCGCG